ACCAAGAAGATTCGTCTTGACTGGGAAGTATCATCCGAAGCTCTAGAGGACAACATCGAAGGTGCTGCTCTTGAAGACCACCTAGTTCGTTTGATGACACAAGCTTTTGCAAATGACATCGAAGACCTAGCAATCAACGGAACAGGCACTGGTGCCAACAACTTCCTTAACATTATGGAAGGCTTCATTAGTCGCACAAAGACTGATGGATGGGCACACGAATACGTTGCTACTGTAAGTAACAACGCATTTACACCTGAAGTCCTACAGCAGGTTGTTGACCGCCTACCACGTAAGTATCGTGCCCTAAAGACTGGTCTAAAGTTCTACGCAGGAACTTCAGCATTCCAGGGTATCGTTCGCAACAATGGAACAGCAGCAAACAACGTTTGGACATACGAGTATCGCAACGCTTACCTAGACGGTAACAACCAAGTTCTAGGTGACGCTCGCACAACTCGTGTTCTAGGTATTCCAGTTATGGAAGTTCCTTACTACCCAGACGGCTTTGTTGACCTAACATTCCCAAGCAACCGTATTTGGGGTTTCCAGCGAGACATCACTGTAAACCGCTTCTACGTGCCGAAGAAAGACACAATCGAATACACCGTATTCGTTCGTTTCGGAATTCAGTGGGAAGAGCAGGACGCTATCGCCTACGTTGACAGCGACGCAATCGACTCAAGCCTATAATCTTGAGTTGTCTCATTTAAGGGGGCAGAGGCTACGGCTTCTGCCCCTTTTTATGTATGCTATAATATAAATTGGAGGATTTTATGTCAACGCAAAAAGCAACAAAGGTTGAGCAAACCGCACAAGAGCTTGGTATCTCTGTTTCTAAAATTCAAGAGGTAGTTCAGGATGAAGCAGTTATTGTTATCCCAGAACGCAAAACTAAGTCAAAAGCATCAGCCGAATCAGTAATTAATGATACAATTGGTTCTACAATTCAAGAAGAAAAACCCAAGAAAGAACAGCTAAAGAAGGAAACAGTAGCCCTGTTTTCTACCAGGAATGTTTACTGGGATGGTGTTGGAGAGGTTCTAAGAGGATACAACTTTGTATCACCAGAACAGGCAAAGAAGTGGCAAACAAGAGACCACATTAGGGTTGCCACACCACAGGAAATTAAAGAGGTATTTGATAAGTAATGGAAGTATTAAAGGTAGACTCAAATTACACCGCACATACAACAGGATGGACAAGCATTGACTATGGCAACAGTGAATTTGTTTTTACCGTAGACATTCCATCAGGACATGATGGTGATACTGTTTATGTGGTAGCTTTTGATACCCTGGATATGTCCACGGTATTTTCTGAAACAGCAACAGTTACAGCCACAGACACTATTGACGTTCGTGTTCCACTAAGATACGATGCTGACTATAAGATTCAGGTATTTACTGGAACAAGCCTAATTCAAAGCAATATGTTCTTTGAAGACTATTTTGAGGTTCGTAGACCCTATGTAAATCCAAATACAAAAGGCACTACAGCAACTGAGATTGCAGCATATAAAGAAAATGAGCATCTGGCACGAGCCATTATTGACTCAATTGTTACAGATGGTTTTTACTACAAGAGACACCTAATCAACACTCTTGGTCTTGGTAATGATTATCTTGCTGTTTGGGACAACCTAAAGAGAGTTGTCAAACTATATGAAAACAACGTGCTAATTTTCAAAGACGAAGATAACATTGAGATTACAGATTATTGGGATGTTGACCCAACAAGCAATACTAATGTTGGTTTTATTACAACAAAGCAACTTGACTATACTGTTGGAGATACTGTAAAAATTACAGGTTCTACAAACATGGATGGAACATATCTTCTTCAAGAACTACTAGAAGATAGTGGAACATATGGTTTTAGAATTAATAGAACTGTGACTACTGCCGAAGCAAATGCTACTACAGCCTTTGGTTATGCCAAAAAAGTCTGGGCATTAGAGTATGAGTTCATTCCAGACCAAACAGCGATTGTTCTCAAGTATACAGGAGAACTAAATAGGTATGAGTCTACCCCAAACAACTTTATGACAGCATCATCTGACTATATTGGTATGCTATACGGTAGCCGTGGTTTTGTTGCTGGATACGACTATACCATTGTTGGTGAAGATGGATACATCATGGTTCCGTCCGATATCAAGAGGGCAACTGAAATGATTGTTGAAGATATTGAGTGTGGAAGGCTTGACTATTACAAGCGATACATCAATGGATACAACACTGACCAATTTAATGTTAAGTTTGATAAGGCTGTTTTTGAGGGAACAGGGAATATTCTTGTAGACAAGATTTTGTCTAAATACATGAAGACTATTACGCACCCAGGAGTGTTGTAATGGTTGTATGCGAAACTCCAGATTACCTATTTCCAATGCTTGCGGATGTCTACTATCCAATTGTTGAGCAAGGAGCCTATGGCAATGTTAAGAAAAATTGGGTATTGGACAAGACTATTGCCTGTCAGCTAAACAAAGCAGGAACAGCCAACAAAGAAGAAATACGTCCAGAGGCAAAACTACTTCTTGACAGTGCTTTGGTTGGTAGAGTAAAAAGCGATATACGTTTTTCAACAGAGGAACAAAGAAACTCTTTAACCAATATTCTTATTAGTAATGTTCGTGATAAGAATGGTAATGTAATTTATTTAGAAACTTCTGGTCCACGTGCAGGTCAACCCACAATCTTTGAATTGGCAACATTTGAGCCACTGGTTGGTCCATTTGGAAACGTAGAGCACTACAAGGTAATTGTTAAACGTTCTGAGAATCAGGCGGTAGACCTGTGAAACTTGTTATAGACTCTAAGCAATTTGACAAAGATATGCACAATATTCTACAATATTCAGAAGGATTTTTGCAGGGCGTAGAGGTTGGCAAAACAATGTTTTTCAAAAACTTTGGTGCAGAAATATCAACCATGCTAAAAGAGTTTATAGATGCAAATGCCAGACAAGACCCATCTATGCTGCACCATGTTTATGAATGGTATCAGGTTGGTCAACCAGGGGCACGACTATTTGATATTGACTATGATTTTGGTAAATATGGACTATCTTTTAGAGCTACCTTCTCACAATCACGTTCTATTCAAAAAGGCTCTACAACTCCGTTTTACGACAAGGCGAGAATAATGGAGGAGGGCATCCCTGTCACCATCAAGCCTAAAAAGGCAGATGTCCTTAGATTTGAAAAAGATGGACAAGAGGTGTTTGTGTCTGGTAAAATAGTTGTTGATAATCCTGGTGGTAGTCGTGTGCAGAATGGATTCGAAAAAACGTTCGATTCATTCTTCAATGTCTTTATGTCGCAATCTTTTCTAAGAGCCAGCGGTATACAAAAATATATCGAAACACCACAACTATATAAGTCAAACCTACAGAATGGCAAACGAGGTGGCAAGATGGTTGGCTTTAACACTGGCTATCGATGGATTATTGACGCTGCAGGAGGCATTGAATGAGCACTACATCTATTTTAAATACACCAATGCTTTGGGTAAATCACTACCTAAAGGAAAAGCTAGAAACTTTAGGGTTTGACACTGTTCCGTTCTTCCCTACTACACCATCTACAATTGATAACCTAACACAGTCATTTCCCGATGGCGGTGTAATGTGCACATATGACAGACTAATTCGTATGCGTAAAAAGCCATTCCCACACATTAAATGTGAACAAGCTTTATATTACTTCTATGCAACAGCAGAAAACTCTGTTGTAAACATGGTAAAGATTACCGAAAAGGTGCTTCGCCTGATGGACAGAGAAGATGAGACCGCAGAAGAAATAAATGCGTGGCAACGTCAAAAAGGGTCTATAATTGTAGAAGGAGTTACAATAGAGCCAAACTTCTACTTCCACAGCTTTAAGGTTTATCAGCTAGAAGAAGTAAGAGATATTATTGATTTTGGGACTGCCAGGACTTATGGCGGTAACAAAATAATTATTGAGTATGATTACCATATGGTTGACCAGGAATCTGTTTAGTCATAAACGGTAGTTATACTTATATTGAGGAAACAACGCACCAATTTTAACAAAAAAGAGGTGAAAAAAATATGCCATATACACGTGGAACGAGTGCCAACATTATCGTTGGTGCAGCAGCACTATTCGCTTTTAAAGAAGGCGAGATGGTCGATGCAGTCCTTCCCCCAGCCAGCACAGGCACATCATACAAGGAGACACTTTCTAATGCAACAGCAACATTTAGAAACGTTGGCTATACCAGCAATGGTCTTGAACTAACATTTGCTCCAGATTTTGGGGAAGTATCTGTTGACCAGGTGCTTGACGTAGCAAAGCTTTATAAGCAGGGTATGACAGTTAATCTGAATACCAGCTTTGCAGAAGCTACACTGGAGAACTTGCTATTGGTTCTGGCTCGCCCAGCAACTGATGCATATATCTCTCCAGCAACCTTCCCTCTGGGACAAGAAGACACACTCAACCTTTCAGCTGGAACTCTTGGAGAGTGCCCAATTGAAACTGGTTTGGTTGCTGTTGGTCCTGGAACAGGAGACTGTGAAGTAGGAACATCCATTGAGCGTATCTACATGGCTTACCGTGCTATCTCAATCGATAGCGTAACGGTTGCAGCCAAGCGTGATACAGCGACAATGTTCGATGTTTCATTCCGTCTACTTCCAAATGACTCAGGTTCATATGGAAAGATTGTAGACCGCACTCTGGCAGCTGGCAACAAGACTGGCTTCCCTGGAGTTAACTACAACTCACTATAATAACTGAATAAAGCAAGACTGTCCTAGTGCCAACTGGGGCAGTTTTTGCTATAATGGATAGATGGCTACTAAAATATATGAAACAAGCACTGCAAGACTAATAGACGGAACAGAGATTTCGCTTACCCCACTCAAACTTAAATATTTGAGAGATTTCCTAGATGCCTTTAAACTAGTAAAGCAAGCAGAAAGCAGGGTAGATTCATTAGAACGTCTATCAGAATGTGTCCGTATAGCCATGAAACAATACTGTCCTAGATTAGATACAGTAGAGCAGGTCCAAGACAATCTTGACATACATACAATGAATGAGATTATTAATGTTGCTGCATCTATTAGTAAGACTGATGAAGAAAAGAAAGAGGAGAAAGAGTCTGAAGAATCATCATCCTGGGACACATTTGATTTAGCAAAAGTTGAGGCAGAAGCATTTTTGCTGGGTATCTGGAAAGACTACGAAGAGCTTGAGGCATCAATGTCGTTACCAGAGTTGTTAGCAACACTTGAAGCAAAGCGAGACCAAGATTATGCTGATAAAAAGTTTATGGCAGCACTGCAGGGCGTAGACCTTGACGAACAAACTGGAAAGAAAGAAGAAGACCCATGGGAAGCTATGAAAGCCAGGGTATTTAGTAATGGTCAAACATCAGACCCTAATGACGTATTAGCACTACAAGGAGTTAATGCTCAGAAGGCTGGATTCGGTATTGGTGCTGGATTATCCTATGAAAAATGGGACTAATGTGCTATAATTTATACATAACCTATAGGAGGACTAATGGCTATAACAATCAGTGAAGAGAAGGAAATCGCCCTACTTGATGGGACAACAATCAAGGTGCGACCTCTCAAAATCTCACTACTAAAAAAGTTCATGGAGACCTTTGACACTATTGGTGCTGTCTCAGCAGACAACACTAAGTCAATGGAGGTGCTGCTACAGTGTGGACTAATCGCTATGCAGCAATACAGCCCAGACCATGCAACAATCGAAAAACTTGAAGAAGTTTTGGACCTTCCGACACTATATGCAATCATCAACGAGGCATCTGGTATTGACCTAACTGGTCGTTCACTTCTTGGAGACGCTGAATAAATAGGGGTGCGAATGAATGGCTGATATCCAATCCAATATAAAGTTTAATATCGATACTAGCGATGCAATGGCTAGTATCAAAGCACTTCAGGCACAGATATCAGCCTTTCAAACGCAAATGGCAAAGGGCTCTTCAGCCAATGCCAGGGAAGCTAAAAATCTCCAAAGAACCCTAATTGACAATATTAATGCCACTAACAAATTTGCTGCTAGTGTCACATCAATCAAAACTACCACCGAATCATTCACAACTGCACTAGAGAAGAACAAACTATCTCTAAGAGAATACTTCCGTTATGCTGGTGGAGCATCTAAAAGCTTTGGCAAGCTGTTTACTAAAGAATTTGAAACAGTAAACAAGGTAGCACGTGAGCGTGTAAAAGACCTACAAACACAATACATCCAGTTAGGTCGTGATGCTAATGGTGCAATGCAAGCAATCAAGATTAGACCGCTTGTCCTTGACATGGATAATCTTGCTACAAAAACAGCAATTGCAGCCCAGCGTCAGCAACTTCTGAACCAGCTTCTTAAGCAAGGTTCTACAAATCTTCTAAACTTTGGTAAGAACACTCAGTGGGCTGGTCGCCAGTTGATGGTTGGTTTTA